AGGAAATTTACGTCCTTGGAAAACATCCGTACTAGATATCCTGGATATCTGGGTTGATATCTACCCCCCTTAGAATACGTTTCTAACATGGTGGCTATCATCGGATCAAGTTCAAACCCCTTTATTATTTATAATAAGAGGTTTAAACAGGAGGGTTGTGACCTAACACAGTGTGGAAGGTACGACTCTAGATCTCCGATGAGTCGCGTCATCATTAGTTAACGGGTTAGCAGCCCAACCTAACTAAGAGTGCGAGTTATACCTTCTGTACCTTTATCTAATCAAATAAAGCTACAAACATGAAAATGAACGCGACAACAACACTAAAAGCTCTTCTTCTTATTTTATTAACTAATATTAATCGAAATAAAACTTCTCAGAGAAAATCTGAAAAGATCTTTATTAAGAAAGTATTAGCTTTTATTAAAGAAGTTAAGTTCCAGCCTAAGGTTAAGGCTTGGACCACAGGAAGTTTCTTTAACAAAACTTCCGAAATGGTTTTAGTGTTAGTAACCGTGTTCGTAATCCATGAGCAGTCATTGATTAGACAGTTGGTAGTAAGATCTTTTGATCATCTTAATGGTGTTGCAAAAAGAGGTATACCATTCCTTATCCAATATGTAAAGGAAACAAGAAATCTTGTTCTTCGATACATAAGTGGAGAAGCTTTAGATAAGTCTAACTTAGTTGCTATAACTACATCTGGATTCCCAGTCTGGTTAAAGGACTGGATTCCAGTTATAGAAGCAAATAAGGATGACTTCCATATGCGAATCTTAATGTCAATTCTTATATCTACAAGATATTTGAAAACATCTAAGGTTCTGGATACGGAAGTTATCACCAGACCATCTTTAGCTAAGGTTGATGATATAACTGATAAAGAAATTCGATATGCACTGAGACTGTTAAAAGTTCCAGTGTTTAAAGATCCTCTTTATCCTAACAAATGGAACAAATCTATTTCCACTGAAGTCGATGACTTAAGTGAATATGGAAATTTTCCTGAATTTGATAGCTTTCACATCACTGTTAAGCGTGGTCCTGCAGGTCCAGCACTAATGGGAGCTTTATCAGAACTTACCTTTATTCCTCAAGAACTATTAAATAAAATTATTTTAATAGGAGGAAAGAAGCTGGGTTCTCATATTGAATCCTCATTAGATAAGCTAGACATTCTGCACTGGAGACGTCCTGCTGATATTTGGAGAGAATTCTTTCCAAAAAGTATCAAAAAGGAAATATTCAGAAAGATATCTTACTTTGCCGACAAGGAAGGAAAAACAAGAGTAGTTGGACTTTTAGATTATTGGTCACAAACATCATTGTACTCTTTGCATACGAAACTTAATAAGTTTCTATCAAAGATTCCAATGGATTGTACCTTTAATCAAGGAAAGTTCTACTCTTTACTTCCTCAGGGAGAAGATGTAACTTATCACTCTGTCGATTTAACAGCAGCTACTGATAGAATGCCTTTAGCTCTTCAAAAGAGAGTTATTGGTATACTATTCGGTAATGTTGCTAAAGCGGAAGCTTGGGCATCGATTTTGACCTCATATCCTTTTACTGCGTTCGATAAGAATACCGAACTTAGTTTAAGATATGAAGCTGGTCAACCGATGGGTGCCTATTCTTCTTGGCCTACAATGGCGTTAACACATCATATTATCGTTCAGATAGCAGCTTTAAGAGCCGGATTCCGGCATTTTAAAGATTATGCTCTTCTGGGTGATGATATAGTGATAGCGAACACTGTAGTAGCGACTCAATATAAACTGTTACTTTCAATCCTTGATATGCCATTCTCCCCTGCGAAAACACATACATCGAAAGATATATATGAATTTGCTAAGAGATGGTTTTATAAAGGAAAGGAAATAACAGGATTTTCTTTAGGTGGATATTTACAAGTTTGGAAGAAATATTCCTTGCTTGTGGTCTACCTAATGAATCAAGAGTCGCATGGGTGGAAAGCATCTAGCGACGAAGCAGTCCGAACCCTGGTCCGTGGGCTTGAAGAATGTATGCGTGGTAAAGGTTTCATTTCTGAACACTTTGACCGTACATACAAACTTCACTCCCTTTTCGACAAGTTAGTGAGATTAAAATCTTCTTACGAAGATGATATTCTCTCTAAAGAATTAGGTGTGAAACTTATTGATTGTATCGTAAGTTTCAAAACTATTCACCCATCTTGGCTGTATCAATTTTATTTAGATACACAGACGACTATTAATACGTTGCTGCTTAAGGCTAAGATGAGTCTTGCTGAAAAGGACCTTTCAAAGTTTCAAGTCGATATGTACGAATTCAATAGATTATTGAACGAACAAGTCGACAAGTACATTGAAACAGCTTGGGCGGGTCAACCTTCAGGAATTATTTCATTCCTTGAAATGACCATTAGCACTTGCATGTCGGTTTCGACTCCAATCGTTAAGGTGTTAAACGCTCTCACGGATAAAGCCACTGATTTCTTATTGAAGTCATGGGTGTATGATCCTGAGATCGGACCAGATTTTAACCTAATTCTTAATGAAGGATTAGGAAAATATATGGTTACAAAGAACATGTTCTCAATGAAGAATTCAAAGAGTAAAACTCTTGCAGAGGCAGCGCTAGTTAAGATGATAGTAAACAATTGTACATCAGAATATGTCCCAATTACGGGAACATTTAATGGTGAAACATTTGTACCTGATCTTAAAGTATCAGGTCTATCACTAAGTTATAGAGATTACTGGTTTATTTCTAAATCAGTATTCAATAGATACTTAGATTTCTTTTCTGGTGCTATCTTTGCTTCCGTCTTAATCTATATGCTGAAATCCGGAGAGGCGCTTAACGTCTCTTCGATTGAACCGTTTATAGAGGTAGTAGGAGAAATATCGGGTAATTCCCCGGTAGCTCCTACGCCAGAGAGTTCTTTACAGAATTCTCTAGAGTCAGACTTTGACATTAATGCTGTAGCAAAATTAGCTGCAGTAGGTGTTTTAAGTCTACTGGGAGCTTATATCCTGCTATCAGGATCTTATATTGATCCCCCTGATCCTAGTGTAGGAGATTTAATAAATCTCGCTACTCCGGTATCAGAGTCAATGTCAGGTCCTCCTAGCCTTCTATAATACGGCAAACATAGAAAGTGACAAGTTCATTGGATTATGAACTCTTCACCACTAGGAAAGGTAGACTTGCAAAAGTTTACCAGTTATAATAGATAGAACTAACTGTGATGGTTAGCAATAAATATTATTTCCGGCTTGCTAGTGGTTGTTTCCTCAGAGTACTTCACTC